GACCATCTGTATCAAGACCTAATTACAGTCACTCACAAGTTAGTAAATTTGGAAGATAATTAATGCCATCACAAGAAGATATTTTAAATTCAAACGAAGCAGAGTTAATTCTTAACGCTGAAACTTTTAAAAGTGCAATCGAAGAACTTAGAAATGAGTATATTAATTTATGGTTATCATCAAAAGAAGATGATATAAATAAAAGAGAAAATTTACACAAAGCAATCAAACTATTACCTGAAGTCGAAAGACATCTGCGTATTATCGTAGAGAAGGGTAAAATCACAAAAGCACAATTAGGAAGATTGCACAAAGTTGTGTAAAATTTAACATAGTATTGTTAAAATATTACTTTACATTTTTAAGGATAACTTATGACCAACAACGCAAAGCCGATTGGTTTACAAACAAACTTAGAACAGACAGAACAATCATTCGAAAGTTTTTTGACTCCAAATGAGCAACCAGAAAACGAGATAGAAGAACAGGCTACCGAAGAGTTAGTCAACGAAGAAGAAATCATCGAAGATGACGAACCCTTTGAAGAAGAACTAGAAGCAGCCGAAGAAGACGAACCTCAAGAAGATCAAGTAGAAGAAGAGGAGTCCGAGCAACCACAGCTATATACAATTAAAGTAGATGGCGAAGAACAAGAGGTCACGCTTGAAGAACTCCAAAACGGATACAGTCGCCAAAGAGATTATACGAGAAAGACTCAAGAATTAGCTCAACAGCGAAAAGCTATTGAGGCCAAATATCAAGAGGTTTCTCAAAAAGACGCAATTTATTCACAGTTGTTACCAAAGATGGAAGCGACTTTGAAGGGCGAGTTAGAAAACGAGCCAGATTGGAACGCACTTTACGAAGCTGATCCTATTGCCTATGTCCGTGAAAAAGACATCTGGAATGAGAAAAAGCAAAAGTTGCAAGCCGTACAAGCTGAATCACAAAGACTCCAACAAGAGTCTCAAGTGGCACAGCAACAAAAACTACAACAGTTTTTACAATACGGTAATCAACAACTGCTTGAACAAATACCAGAATGGCAAGATAACGAAGTGGCATCAAAAGAAAAGATGGCAATTCGTGATTATGGTGTTAATGTTCTTGGGTACACACCTCAAGAGATGGACAGCGTTTATGACTACCGAGTTTTACTTGGTTTAAGAAACGCATGGCTACAACATAAAACACAACAAGCGACTAAAGTGAAACCAACTGAAAAGAAAGCGGCAGCTCGTACAGCCCGACCTGGCACTTCAAATGTTCCCAAGTCAACAACTCCTGTGAAAAAAGCACGTCAAAAACTGGCTAAAACTGGAAAGGTCCAGGATGCAGCTAAATTATTTGAACAACTTTTATAAACTTTTTAAACATAGGAATATATCATGGCAAAAGTAACTAACGCATTTGATACTTATTCAGCGACTTCTGATAGAGAACAACTGAGTAACGTCATTTACAACATCTCACCACAAGCCACTCCATTCATGAGTGCTATTGGTAAAAACTCAATCAAGAACGTAGTTTTCGATTGGCAAACAGAAACTCTACCTACAGCTTCAGGTGCAGGTCAACTAGAAGGTTTTGAACTTTCAAGAGCTGCTTCTACAGCTACATCAAGAGTTAGTAACGTAGCACAAATCTCTTCAAGAGATGCAACTGTAACTGGTTCACAACAGGCTTCTGACCCAGCAGGCAAGAAATCTGAAATGGCTCACCAGTTAGCTATTATGGCTAAAGCATTAAAAAGAGACATGGAAGTGGCTCTTTGTCAAAAAGGTGCTAAGACAACTGGTAATGCTACAACTGCTCGTGTAACTGGTGGTTTTGAATCTTGGATTACATCTAACGTATCAAGAGGAACTAACGGTGCTGGTAACGGTGGCGGAGCTGCTCCAACAGACGGAACTCAAAGAGCTTTAACTGAAGCCTTATTGAAAACTGTATTACAATCTTGTTTCACAAACGGTGGAGAGCCTTCAATGGCAATCTGTGGTCCTGTAAACAAGCAAGTAATTTCTGGTTTCACAGGTAGAAGTTCAGCTAGACAAATGGTTGATGCAAACACAGTGGAGGCTTCTGTTTCTATTTACGCATCAGACTTTGGTGAGTTAAAAATCGTTCCATCTAACTTCAGTAGAGAAAGATCACTATTATTAGTAGATCCTGACTATGCAAAAGTTTCTTACCTAAGAGACTTCAAAACAGTCGACATCTCAACTGTAGGTGATGCAGAAACTAAAATGATTCTTGCTGAGTATGGATTAGAAATGAGCAACGAAGCTGCTCACGGTATAGTCGCAGACTTAACAACTTCATAAGTTAGTTAGAATTTAGGGAGAGCTTCGGCTCTCCCACCCTTATTTATATGGCAACAAAACGTACAATTACAGACCACAAAACTGGTTACAAATCAGAGTTTATTACTGAAGATGACAAGTTGGTTTATCACACGACTCAAGATGTTGCTCCCGTCATTGACCACGTTAAGAAACTAAGAGACAATACACCTAAGCCTGGAAAAGATATGCGACACATCGCTGAAGTACCTATGGTAATTTGGCAAAAAGCATTACGAGAAGGTTGGTCACAAGACCGTGCAAAATGGAAAGAGTGGCTCAACAACCCAGATAATAAAGTATTTAGAACTTGGCAAGGTAAAGTATGACATACGCAGAACTTAAAACAGCAATAGCAAATTATCTAAATAGATCAGATTTAACGTCTGATATAGATACGTTCATTGATAATGTCGAAGCAGAACTTAATAGACGATTAAGAACTAAAGACATGATTAAACGAGCAACGGCTACTGCTGACTCACAATACTTAGCAGTTCCAACAGATTGGATAGAGGCTATCAATGTAGAAATTACATCAAACGATTTTAGTCCTTTATTCCAACAATCTATAGAGTCATTAGATGTCTATAGAAAAGCAAACAACAACTCTACAGGTCAACCCGTTTATTTTGCAATGGTGGATGACTCTATAGAATTAGCACCAACACCTGATGCAGAATATACCCTACAGCTAACTTACTATGCTAAAATATCTGCATTAAGTGATTCCAATACAAGTAACTTTGTATCTGTCTCACACCCAGATGTATATTTATATGGTGCATTAAAACACGCATCAATCTTCTTAATGGAAGATGACAGAATACCAATGTTCACTCAACAGTTTGAAAAAGCATTAGAAGAAATGAGAATGGAACAAGAGAAAGCTGCATTTGGTAAAGGTTCTTTAATGATGCGAAGAAGAACTTACGGAAAAAAACAAAAGAAAAATTATTACTACGGTAATTAATAAAGGAGAATAGAATGGCTGGATTTTCAGATTACTTAGAAGACAAAGTTTTAAAACACGTTTTTGGCGGTTCTTCTTATACAGCACCAGGAACTTTATATGTCGGTTTATTTACTTCTGCTCCATCTGATTCAGGTGGTGGTACAGAATGTTCTGGCGGTTCTTATGCTCGTAAAAGTATGGCAGCAATGACTGTAAGCGGAACTTCACCAACAACAGCAACTAATGGATCAGCAGTTGAATTTGTAACAGCAACTGGTTCATGGGGAACTGTAACTCATGTTGGTGTTTTTGATGCTTCTACAAGTGGTAACTTATTAGGTTGGGCAGCATTAAGTGCATCTAAAACTGTATCAAGTGGTGATGTATTTAGATTTGACGCTGGCGATTTAGATATTACATTAGCGTAATAACATGGCCTCTATTGGCTATGGTCAACTTCGTTACGGGATAGCCGACTATGGCACTCCCGAATATGAGTTTGCTACAGCCACAATATACCAACAATCAAACTTTACGGCTTCTGCTGGTTTAACGCTATCAGCATCCGCATCAATTAATCAAACTTCAGGATTCACTTCTAGTGGAACTTTAGTTATAACGGCATCTGCTACGATTGCACAAACAAGCGGTGTAAGTGCAACAGCAGAGGTAGTTAAATTATCTTCAGCCTCCATCGACCAAACTTCTGGCTTTACTGCTATTGGTAGACAAATTGATGTAGCTGAAGCAACCATAGCACAAACATCTGGTTTTATTGCTACTGCTGAAGTAGTTAAACTTGGTGTTGCATCAATAGACCAAACATCTGGTGTAAGTGCTTCGGCAACGATTGTTCTTGATGGTGTTGCAACCATCAATCAAACATCTGCATTTACAGCAAGTGGTGTTCGTATTGCTTTAGGTCAAGCATCAATAAATCAAACATCAAATATAACAGCAATACCAGAGATGGTATTAAGTGGTTCTGCTGCAATCACACAAGAAAGTGGCATGACTGCACTTGGCGGAATAAAGCAATTTGCTCAAGCAAGCATAGAACAAATAAGTGGTTTTTCTTCGATAGGTGGTTTAAAATGGGAAGACCAATCTGTGACAGATACAAATTACACAGATCAGTCTGTACCATCAACAAATTGGACAGACATAAATGTTACTACAACTACCTATTCTGAACAGACAGTAACAGCAACAAACTGGACAGAAGTATCCAATAATAATGATACCTGGACAGAGGCAGCATAGACAGGAATTAAATTATGGCAGATACATTTACAACGAATTTAAACTTAACCAAACCAGAAGTAGGAGCATCTACTGATACCTGGGGAACAAAGCTAAACGCTGACCTCGATTCACTTGATGCAATCTTTGCCTCCAATGGTACTTCAGTAGCATTAAACTTAGACGGAGCAGTCATTGATAGTTCTGTCATTGGTGGCACAACTCCAGCTGCGGGAACATTTACAACACTTACAGCCAACACTTCAATTACAGGTACACTAGCTACAGCTGCACAAACAAACATAACTAGCGTTGGTGCATTAAACGGTGGTTCGATTACATCTGGTTTCGGATCAATAAATAATGGTTCATCGGCAATTACAACAACAGGAACAATTACTTATGGTTCACTATCAGATGGAACTATAACTATCGCTAACTTTATTGACGATGATACTTTTGGTACTGCAAGTGCTACAACTTTAGCAACTTCAGAATCAATCAAAGCTTATGTAAATA